GTGGACTTTCCTTGGCCAGATCCACTAGTAATCGTTGTAAGCTCCTGATATCTAATCCCGTGCAGTTTATCTTGTAGCCCTTGGAATGGGTAGTCATGGTCAGCAGGTGGTATAGGTGTAGTAACTAATGCTTCAAGTGTTTTGCCTTCGATAATACCATCAGGTCTATAGGATTTAGCATCCCATATTGCTTTTCGTATTGCTTCAGCATCATTTTCTTGTAATGCCTCGCTTGCATCCTTATAGGATTCGAGAGTAGCGATCTTAACCTTGCCCGCTGGTAGTATGCTTGCCGCTTCCGTCGCCGCTTTACGCCCTGGATCATCGCTATCGAAGAACAGTACGATTTCTTGATATCCCTGTAATAATGGGATTTGTTTTTGTATATCTTTCTTGGCCGACGCCGCTCCATGTGGTAGGGAGACATGAGGCCAGCCAGGCATCGCTTCATAACCGCTAGCAGCATCTAACTCACCTTCATAAATAACGATGCGTTTTCCACCATCAGGAAACAAATGCTGACCAAACAAAGTATCAGTATTATTACCTTCATAAGTAAATACTTTTTTCTTATTTTTTATTTTGAACCCTTTAAGGACACCATCGCTTGTAAAATAGGGGAAACGTAGAGTGTCTCCGTCTCTGTAGATTCGGTAGAAGTGATTAGTCTTCTCTGAAATGTTTCGTTTTTGCAGCCGTTCGGCTGATCCTTTGAATGTGACATCTTTTGACATCCTTTGACTGTGAATAACATCATTGTCGCCTGTTCTATTGTGACAGACAAAACAGTAGGTATGCCCATCAGAGTACAAAGAGTTCGCATCTGATGAGCCACAATTATCGCAAGGCATGTGCCTAACGAATTCACTATCGCTCATGTTAACCATTCGATAGGTATTTCATGGAACGCACACCATGGGATGTCATGTTTATCACACCACATGGCATACGTTGTTTTAGATCCTTTTGTAATCTTATTATAGGGTGATTGAAATACCATCCTTAAATCTAATTCCGGGTTGTCGGCCTTAACAGCTGCAATCTTCCGTCTGTCGGGCGCCGACCAGTATCCTTTTGCCTCCAAGTGTACATGATTTGGCAAGATAAAATCAGGATGATAATGATGCTGGATGGTATAAGCCACCTTGCATGATTCGTACTCATAAGATACTCCAAGACCTTCTAGTAGTTTTGCGATCCTTTCTTCTAAACCTGATCTATATTTAGAAGTCTTCTTCTTCGGTTTCTTCTTCTTCATTCAGTATAGGTGTTACATTAGGATCAGCTGTTTTAAAACCTGCTGTAGTACCAAATAACTCAGCCACTTCATTAGCATCTAAGTCACCAGTATCTACACCGGCTTCACCTTTTACTGAGACAACTTGAACACCAACCAACTTAAGGCTGCTACCATAGGTAACCCCATCCCGTAGAATGTAAGGCTTTTGATAGAAACCCAGTTTAACAGTAGATCCTGCATATAATGGAGTTTTTGTATCGGTTACGGGTGATCCCTCCGTGTCTACCACGGGTGGGCGTTTCTCTTCATTCCAAGAGAATTTTAATTTATACTTACCCTTAGCAACTTCTTCCCATGGTTCGGGCTTAAGTGTACTACGTTTAGGGTTCTTTAATTTGGACTCAGCCCATTTAAGAACTTCAGCCCTTTCAGTTTCTAATTTGTCAACAATCTTATTGTCAACAACAGCCGAGAGGGAGTAACCAAACTTACTAGGTGATAGTATAGCTTGGAATCCTTCAAGTGTTACAGGTTTGTCAGTGACGTGTACGGTTCTACTCACCAGTGAGTGCCTCCTCAAGTGATTGTGGTTCTAGCTCTTTAGCTAGTTCTGATCTGTACTCAGTGAGTTGCTTTAAGCGCTCATCAAGTGCGTCTAGTTGTTTCTGTTTCTGTTCTTTTTCTGCCTTCTGTAGTCTCTCTTCTGAGACAACTAATATAGTAGGCGGTCTAAAGAAACTATCGAATAATGAATAGTGGTGCATTTAACAAAAGAAATAAGTTGAGTCAATCACGGATTCTGGTTTCAGATCTCCTATGATCGGTGGTTTAGTTTCTGCTCCGATTTGATTAGCGAAATCGGTTAAGTAATCATTCTCAGCAAATAGATGCATGTATACTTCCCTAACTACATTAGATAGTTCAGTCATATCAGTTGCTCTACATAATACTGAGTCATGTATTAAAGCAATAGGATTATCAAACTTTTCTACGCTAAGATGTAAGAGACTACTATCTAATGAATGTATTAGATTAGGAGCGGTAGCGGCTTTATGCCTGGTTCTATCTACTTCTCCAGTCTCTTCAGTAGCTACTCTCATTTGACATCTGCCTAGAAGTTTAAGTTCTATAGTTTCCATCTTACGTTTCATTATACGTTGAACGACAACAAAACCTGATGGAGTTTTCCATACTAACTCCTTGACACCACGTTTAATGGCTTTAGCTACTTCATCTTCAATCCATTTCATTACTGAAAGACAACCTGGTACTACATTTCCCATAGCTTCTCTAACAGCTTTGACTGTGATTGTTAGATCATCCTTATCTATCTCGATACCTTTCTCTAACAATGCATCTCTAATGTATGATCTATTAGAATAAGGTTTAGCATTATAGGGTATGGTCATGACGGTTCTTTTGACACACTTCCTATCTAATACTTTCTTAATAGCATCAGGACAATTCCATTTGGCTACTTCTGCTACTACCTTATAAGCATCTTGTGGACGTTCAGAAGGTAATACGTTAACCAATTTAGCCGTGGACTTATCCCTTGCCAAACCTGCAAGAATTTGTATTCCTGAACAGGTGGCGTCGGTAGCCACGCATAATCCTGTAGTAAGTCTATCCTTTAAGACAACACAATGGTAGTATTCCTCACATGAGGCAAGGAATTGCCATGGTTCTTCAGCAGCTTCCCAATCAGGTAAACTACCTATTGGATCTTTAGCTACCTTCTCTATTAAAGGTATGTTCTGACTTGTCCATTCTAACCTCTCAGACATCGTTGACTTATCTAACCCATAAGTTGTAGCACATTGAAATGCTAACCACTCTTCTGCGTCCTTGTTCATAGGTGACTCATTAGAAAATCTTATGAGTGACTTACCAAAATCTGTATCTTGAGGTGTTAAGAATGCTGGTATAGGGTATGCTCTACCACGATAATCAAAAGACCAGGGTATAAAGAATTCTTTCTTATCCTTAAACCTTTTAACTGCCTCCATTGTCATCCTAGTTCTACATGAACGCCTAATCTCTTGAGATTGTTTGTTCATTACATTAGCAGCATCTCTTCTATATTTCTTCCGAGATTCTTTATTATCTGCTATATCAACTGGTTTAGGAGGTAAATCGTAATGAGTGACTGGGAGAAATTTCCCCACACTTCTTTCTAATCTCTGTAACTCTTCAGCTACATTGACTGTGAAAGGGTTCAATCTATATCCAACCTTCTGAATCTTATTTAAGAAGGCGAGAGGTTTTTCTCCCTGTATACGTAAGGGATCACCACGCCTTACCAACTCATGCCCTTCCATTACTTCATTGAGAAGGTAACCACCTTTTACACCATTGTCCCAATCCTTTGGTGTGACTAACATTGGCCATGATAATGGAGAGAATAGTTCTGCATTTTCCATTATCTCATCTCTTGTATCTAAGAACTCAGGAGTAGGCACTACATATAGCGTAGTCTTACGTCCTTCTCTTATAGGTTGTTTATAAAACCAACCGCTTGATTCCATTATACAATCCAATAACCAGCCACCTAGTTTAACACGAACTGATCTACCCCATGGATTCCATTTCTCAACATTGTAACGATTCATCAAAGTCTTGATGTTTGTTAGTTTTTGTTGTGTTCCTGATGATGAGTGCCAATAATTCTTCTTTAGGGTAGTTAATAAACCTGGAGCTACAGTCTCATAATGTCTCATTTGACATTCATCTTCTATAGCATGTCCAATAGAATCACATACATTAACAGCATAGTTACTTCCTTCCTTAAAACTAAATACTTTATCAAAGGTTAACTTACATGCTATTGCAGCTGCAGCTAATGGTTCTAAACTTGTTAAATACTTTTTGATCTCTTTAAATGAAACACCATTGTGTCCTTTATGTATGCGTCCTTTTGTTTCATTGATCCTATCAACTAAGAGCGGTAATAATGTATCAATAGATGCAACTCCATAAACACTAGCTGATGCATAACTCTTATCTTCTAATTTAAGAGTTTGATCTCCAAGTCGTTTAAGTCCTTGTCTTACTTGATCTCTTTCAAGAGTAATTTGTGCTTCAATTAACTTCTCTTGAAAATTTAAGATCTTTGAATTCATCATTAATTTGATCCGTTAAGAGTTGTTTAATCTCATCGTAATGAGGGTGGTTTTCTGATAACAAATCTAATGCTTGTTTCTCATAACTAATTATATCATCATGCGAGCGGATCATCGTAAAGTTCCTCCTTATGTTTTGGGTGTAGTAATTGTACAGCATCATTATCGCAGACTGTGAACTCACTTGTACCTTCTGATAATAATGATCTAATCTTTCTTTGAGCATTACCTACATTTTTATAAGCATGTTCTTTTATCTTACCATTTGATTTACGCTCTCTAATTATACATGATACTGAAGATGGTAGTTGCCAACCTCCTATCTTCCAATCCATAAATTCATCGTATGTCAATGGGATAAAGAAACAGTCGGGTGCTTCCTTGTATTCTCTCCAGTTGTTGTGGTAATAAGGTTTCTTTTTAGTCATAATAAGTTCCAAGTGGTTGTACATCAACTAGATAATCATCCATTAAAGCTGCTTCCTCGTAAGCATCCCAAGCAGCGTCTTCTACGTCCTTGGTCGATGACATAATAAAATCACGTCCACTTTCTAAAGTAACATGATAATACTCAGTTACGTCCTTGTCCTGAC